TCTTATGACAAAAGAAATGGAATCCGTAAAGACAGAAGTTAATACAATTAAGAACTCTGTTGTTGAAGCATCGGATTATACTCGTGACATTAAGAATGACCTCAAGAGCGATATCCGTCAAATGGATAAAGTTGTTAATCAAGTTGAACGAGAGACAAAACAAGCGCAACGAGAAATGGATAAAGATATTCGAGAGTTCCGCAAAGAAGTTGATAGTAAGATTAACAAAGCACTAACAAATCCTTTATCAGCAATCGCAAAATAAAGGTTGACATATTTACATTTCTATTATATAATGAGTTATACAGTGAGAAGGAAAGTGAATGAAAACACTCTTATTTGTTGTTCCGATTGTGTTCGGAGTTGCTGCTTTTGGTACGAATCATATTTTAGCAAAGGCAGAGAATAAAGAGGCTGTTCCGATTGTCGAAGAAGTGCAGCCCGAGCCGGAACCTGTTGTTGTAGTAGAAGAAAAACCCGACCCAGAGTTGATTTGTCTTGCCATGAATATCTATCATGAAGCAAGAAATCAATCTATTGCTGGTCAAATGGCAGTTGCTCTTGTCACAATCAATCGTGTGAATGACCATCGATATCCAAACACAATATGCGAAGTTGTAATGGAAGGTCCAACACGAGTCTCTTGGACAGATAAAACAAAAGAATATCCAATTAAACACCGCTGCCAGTTCAGTTGGTATTGTGATGGTTTATCTGATACTGTAAAAGACTTTGATACGTTTATGGAAATTACTAAACTTGCAGATATCATTATGACACAGTTTGTAGTAGATATTACAGATGGTGCAACTCACTATCATGCAGACTATGTTAAGCCAGCATGGGCAGCAACGAAAACACGTACAACTAAAATTGACAGTCACATATTCTATAGATGGGAAAAATAATGCTCGATACAAAATCGTTCTCAATTAAAATTGAAGAAATATCAAACGAACTTAAAATATCATATATGGATGCAATCGTATGGTATTGCGAGAAAAATGAAATTGAGGTTGAAACGGCGGCAAAACTGATCAACTCTAAAATTAAAGACACCATTGCTTACGAAGCAAGCAAACTCAATATGATGAAGGAAAAGATTAACAGTCTGCCAGTATGATTATGTATGATGTGAATGAAGGGTTCGATGCGTATAAGACTTACCTTGCTCTGAAGCAACACTTCACGAGTAGCTACGATTATTTCAAATACAATGGTAAGGTCAAAGCTAAAATTGAATCGTTTTTAAAAAGAAAAGATAAGTTCTTCTTTCGAAAGCTCCAAAAGAAGTATAGCAAAGATGAACTGGTTGAGTTCTTTGTCAGTAACTTTATTATTAATGGAGACAACTGGATTGGAAGTCTAGTGTCTCAAGAAAGCGAAGATAACTATGCAACTTGGCGAAAAAATAAAGAGTCTATTAGTTATAATTATAGTAATGAGCTATCTCTACTTTATGATTACTGCCTTTCGAATGATATATCATGCAATCAACTTGTATTGGTAGAAGATGGCAATCACCCTATTCTTCTTCGATTGCTTCTACAGAATAAGATTAGTTTGGAAACTGTAATTATCCTTGATGACATTCTTCGGTTCACTCGATATTGGAACGCAAAGTTAGATGATATTATCTGGGATGAAAAGAAACGTCTCATATATAAGTATAGGTCGTTTATTCAATATGACCTTGATAAATGTAAAAAGATAACGAAGGAAATATTACTATGAAAATTATTATTTCAGCATTTGCGATTGCTATGCTGAGTGCTTGTGGATTCACTCCTGTGTATAAGAAGGGTGAAGTTAACTATGAATTTGTTGGTTGTCATACCGTATCTGTAAATCCAGCGTCGGATGAAAGTAGAGCCTTTATAGGTCCCATGTTTCCATTGCAAGTTGGTGATACCGTTTACTTTAAACAAGTAAATGATGACTTGACAGTATCCCCAGTAGCAACAGGAAGTTATTGTGAATAATGAAGTTGAAAGCTATGTTGGGGAGTTGAGAGAACTCCGAGAGCGTGTTAAAGACCTTGAAGTTCGACTTAACTTACCAAACAATGAAACATTTTTTTATAATATTTTGAAAGAAAGAGGAAAAAAAGATTGACATTTAAGACTAAGTATAGTATGTTTAATATAGTGATTATGAGTTAATGTGGACAAACCGAAATATAAAATATACATCGAATATAAGGAATATAAAAATATGACTACATCTTTTGCTGACCTCAAGCGGTCTTCTAAATCTGCTTATGATAAAATCGTAGCAGAAACAAATAAACTTCAATCTGGTAATCAAAGTGGTGGAGCTGATACTCGGTTCTGGCAACCAGAAGTCGATAAAGCTGGTAACGGTTATGCCGTAATTCGCTTTCTTCCTTCACCAAAGGGTGAAGACCTTCCATGGGTTCGTCTATTCTCACATGGTTTTCAAGGTCCAGGTGGCTGGTACATTGAGAACTCTCTCACTACTCTTAACGAGAAAGATCCAGTGGGTGAGTATAACTCAACGCTTTGGAATCGTGGTGACGAAGCTGGTAAGGAACAGGCTCGTAAACAGAAACGGCGTCTAAACTATATCGCTAACATTTATGTTGTTAAAGACCCTGCTCATCCTGAGAACGACGGTACTGTTCGTCTCTATAAGTTTGGCAAGAAAATCTTTGATAAGATTAACGATATGATGTCACCTGAGTTTGAAGATGAAGATCCAATCAATCCTTTTGATCTTTGGGAAGGTGCTAACTTCAAAATGAAGATTCGTAACGTTGAAGGTTATCGCAACTACGATAAGTCCGAGTTCGATAGTGTATCTGCTCTCTCTGAAGATGATGATGAACTCGAAAAGATTTGGTCTTCACAATACTCTCTCCAGGAGTTTGTGGATCCAAAGAACTTCAAGACATTTGCTGAGTTGCAAACTCGACTCAACCGTGTTCTTGGAGCAACAGCAGTATCTTCTACTGCTTCTGAGGTTGACGAGGATAATATTATGGAAGCACCAAGTGTGTCTCGTCAAGCTCCTGCACCCAAGGCAAAAGAAGAAGAAGTGTCTTGGAGTGATGAGTCCTCTGATGACAGCCTAGACTTTTTCAAACAGTTGGCTGAGGAAGACTAACAAAAGTGCAATACTTTTGGAGGGGAGGCTCGCTGAGTCTCCCCTTTTTTATTGTGGTACCATAGAATTCCACATACCACCAAACTCAGACATTCTTGCTGATTGTGCTGTTCCTATTGAGACAGATTTATCAAAATTATTTGTAACAGAGTTTGTAACTGGAGCAGATACATTATTAGTTGGAGCAACGACTGTTACATTTTGTCCATTTTGTGTTTTTGATGCTTCTGCCATCCGTGCAGCATCTGATGTAATAGTAGGAGGTTTCATAAGTTGAGGTGGCACATCGGGTTTTGTTGGTACTTTTACATCGGCAAGAGTGCCAGTCGTACTTGCGTTTTTAGAATTGGAAACTAGACTACCATTAGCTTCTGCTTGTTTGAAAGCGCCAGCGGCTTGTATCGAAGTCATACCTTTAAATCGACCACTGATAAATTTTCCCATCCATGTTGGCGCATTCATGCCCCTTTCAAATTCTTCTTGAGAAAGTTTCGAACCTGTTTCCTTTGCGTTTAATTTTTGTTCTAAAACATTTTCTTCATGTTTTGCTTCATTGAGAGCTTGTTCTGTTCTAAAATCAACGTTTCCTTCTTTATCAAGCCTAGAAACAGTTTTTTCTGCCGAGGTCCGAGTTTCTTTTACCTCATCCAGTTTTTTTTCTTGTCTTTTTGTATTTGCCGCAACACGTTCAGGGTTATATTTAAAAAATTCACTTATCAAATCCGCAATCTTGTCTCGATTTAGAAAAAGAGTAACTGCTGCCGTAAGCGCAGCTATACCAGCAAGAACTGCTGGATTTTTAAACAATACCAATAAAGGTGCAAACAATTCTAATAAAGGTTTTAATAAAGACCCTATAGACCCAAACAATTTACTAAAAATACCACTACCACCACTTTCTTTTTCTTTTACAACTCCAGCCTTGCGTTCCTTTCGTTTCTCATCTTCTAAGTCTTCTTTTTTTAATTCTTTTTGTTTTTCTTTAAACATGTCTTTTTCAAAAAGACTTACGAATTTTTTCAATATGTTTGTTTGTTCTTCTACTGCTTCTACAACTGGTTCATTAGACGTTT